TAAAACTATAAACAAATTAAAAGACACATTAATATAAACAGGAAATTGACATGGCATCAATAGCAACAGAAAATTTAAAAAAAGAGATAATTGATCCTCTCTTAACTAAAATTAATTCGGGAGCGAGTCCTGCTTTTTATGTCGGTCTTTCAAGAGCAGAGCCTTGGTTCAATTCATTAGATTCAGCACCTAATGCTGTTCCAACTACTAAAGAAGAAAACGATTTTAGAAATTCTTTACAGGGTATTGCCCGCGTCAATAGTGCATCTCACGTTGTTCCTAGACATAATTGGACTTCAGGTACAACTTATGAACAATATGATGATAAGAAAAAACTAGAAGATTATACCGCCGCAACTCCATTTTACGTTTTAACTTTAAATCATGGAGTTTATATTTGTCTAAGAACTGGTAGATCAGATACCGCGCCATATGGAAAACAAGGATCTACTGTTGAACCAACGGGTTCAAATAATCATCCTTTTGAAACTAGTGATGGTTATGTGTGGAAATTTCTCTATACTGTGTCGGCACTTGATGCAAACTATTATTTGACAAAGAATTTTATGCCTGTAAGATTTCAAGAGTCTACAGATTCAAATTCAACAGGAATAGAATTAAAACAATTTGAAATTCAAACTACTGCAAAACGACAACATTTGGTCTCATTTATTGTCGATAGTGGTAATGGTGGAAGTAATTTTACAGACAGTTGTAAAGTGGCAATTAATGGAACTACTTATCATAGTGCAACAGTTAAGACCGATGGCGGAGCAATCAAAAAAGTTGAATACAACAATGACTCAAGTACTATTCATTCAAGACAAGGTTTGAGAGGAGCAGTACTCACTACGGTACATAGTACAGGTACTGGAGCTACCATACGACCGGTATTTTCATCAGCAAAAGGTATTGGAGCAAACGCAGTACAAGATTTAAAATCTCAACATATGATGTTAAACGTGAAAGTTCCTGGAAGCAATACTGATTTTATTACGACTCAAGATTTTAGGCAGGTAGGATTACTTGCAAATATGAAAGATTCTTTAGGAACTTCAGGAGTGGACTTTACAGATAATACTGGACAAGCACTATTTCATATGAAATTATCCGCACAAAGTCCAAACTTTACAAAAGATAGACTTGTGACAGGAGATTCAAGCGGAGCAAAAGCGTTCATTGATAATTTATCAAGTGATAACACCAAGATATTCTATCACCAAAACGATTCCACAGGATATTTAGATTTCAGAGTTGGCGAACCAATATCTGAAGAAGGTGGTACTGGATCAGGCACTATACATACAGATAGTAATAGTGAAAGAATGAAACCTGAAGTCAATCCTTATAGTGGTGACGTATTATATATTGATAATAGGGCACCTATTATAAGAGTTCCTAATCAAACAGAAGATATAAAAGTTGTCATTAGACTTGATAGATGTACATAAGGAAATAATTAGATGGTAAAGACCTACACGACAAATACATTTGCAAGTGATTACAAAGATGATTATGATGAAACTAAAAGCTTTCATAGAATCCTTTTTAATAATAAAAAGGCTTTGCAAGCTAGGGAATTAACACAGCTTCAAACAATTATTCAAGAAGGTATAACCAGATTTGGTAAAAACATCTTTAAAGAAGGTGCTGCAATTTCTCCTGGTGGTATTTTCATTAATGCTAAGTATCGTTTCGCTAAGTTAGATACTTCGATTAATGCTTTGCCAACAGGATTTAATGATTTAGTGGGAAAATCTTTTACTGGTCAAACCTCTGGCATTACCGTACAAATCTTAGAAGTTTTACCTGCAGTTGACGGCGATCCTGCAACAATTTATATCCAATACCTTGATACATCAACAGCAACAGCAGGAACAACTTCAATTGCTTTAACTCCTGGTGAAGAATTGAGTGAAGTTCAAGGTGTTACAAAATTGACAGTACAGACAACAAACACAACATTAAATCCAGCAGTTGGAATGGGAACTAGAATTTCTTTTGGCGAAGCTGATTTTTTCACTAATGGATTTTTTGTCCATGCGCCTTTACAACATTTGATCATATCTAAGTATACATCATCAATTACAAAAACTGTAGGATTTTTAGTAACCCAAGATATTGTTACACCTGCAGACGATAATAGCATTTATGATAATCAAGGTGTGAATCCAAATTTTACTGCTCCCGGTGCAGATAGATTTAGAATACAACTCACTCTCACTACAGAGGACGCAATTACAGCAAATCAAACATTTGTTTATGCTGCAAAGGTAGAAAATTCCAATATCGTTCATAGAGTAACAGGTGAAGATGGATATAATAGAATAAACGATTTGATTGCAAAACGAACGGATGAAGAATCTGGAGATTATACAGTAAATCCTTTTCATGTTCAATTTACATCACATACAACAGATACGAAATTAAAAATAAGAGTTTCGCCAGCAACAGCTTATGTTAATGGATATAGAATTGAAAAGACAGTTCCTACCTTCTTAGATATAAATAAATCCCAAACATCTGAGATTGTACCAAATGATAATACTGGTGTAGGTTATGGTCACTATGTTCTATTGACTGTTCCTGCAGGAGAGACTCTTAGACTTATGCCTGATATTCAAACATTAGGAACTTTAAATTTAAGAACTGGTGAAGGTCATACTGGTTCAACAATAGGCACATGTAGGGTCAGGGCTATAGAAAATTATAGTAGATCAGGCTCTAGTTATACTAATCATGCAGATTTCGGTGCAGAGTATAAACTCTATATCTTTGATATTATAATTACAGACAATACAAAAACTTTTGGAGAACATTGTTTAAGCATAGGTAGTGATGTTGATAAATTTGGTAATATTTTACGACAAAGATCCGCAAGTATTATACACAGAACCCAAGAAAAATGTTTATTAGTTCCTACGACATATTATAGAATGAAGGCTGCTAATAATATTTCAATTACTCAACAACTAACGAAAAGCGTGGTAGGTAGTGGCAGTACTTCGGTATCTATATCTTCCGGTGGATCAGATTTTACTTTCACAGATAAAGATAATTGGTTAATTTATAAAAATGGAGTTTTGGACACGGGTGCTACAACTGCATTAGTATCATCTGGTGCATCAGTAAATATTACTGCAAGTACTGTTATTACGGCAGCGGATACATTAACGATTATTGCATATGTTGTAAATTCTGCGCCAACGATTGCAACTAAAACTCTTAGAAATACTAAAGCCACATTTTCTTATGGTGGTGCAGGTATTGATCTAAATGAATTTCACGTTAATAAAATAAATTCGATAAGATTAACAAGTGCATCTGGATCAGATTGTAGCCAGTCATTTGAACTTGATGATGGCTGTAAAGATGCATTCTATGATATGAGTCGATTAAGATTAAAATCAGGTAAAAAAGTTGCTGCTTCTGTAATATATGTGGACTTTGATTACTTTGATATTAGTGGCGGTGATATTATTGTTCCCAATTCATATGGAGGAACAGGATTTACATATAAAGATATTCCAAGTTACACAAAAGAAAATGGTCAGACAGTATCTTTGCAAAGCTATTTAGATTTTAGACCTAAAAAAGGAACGGATGGTACATTTTCACATGCATCAGCTAATTATATACCTATTCCTAAAAACGCCGTAACAGTTGAAAGTGATAGTGAATATTATTTACCTAGATACGATAGACTTGTTATTCAAGAAAACGGCGAATTAAAATATATTGAAGGAACACCTTCTTTTGAACCTATATATCCTTCTGTTCCTGCCAGGTCTATGGAACTATATCGTTTAAGAGTTAATCCATTTACGCTTGATGAACAAGATGTTTCTTATAATATAGTTGATAATAAACGTTATACAATGCGCGATATTGGAAAAATAGAAAATAGAATAAACAGAGTTGAAGATGCTGTTTCACTTTCTTTATTAGAACTTGATACAAAAAGTATTGATGTTTTAGATGCTAATGGTAATCCAAGAACCCGAAGTGGCTTTGTTGCAGATGATTTTTCTGATCAAACTTTTACCGATACACTTTCTCCTGATCACAGAGCATCGGTAGATCCTGCAGGTGGATTTGCTAGACCTAGTGTTAATGTTAAAAATTCTGGTCTTTATTATGATGCATCAGACGCTGGTAATAGCAATATTACAGTTAAAGGTGATATGATTTTTAAATCGTATACCAGTGTAGAAATGATAAAGCAGGCACTATGTTCAAGTACAAATAACGTAAATCCATATATCTTAGCACTTTACAGTGGTAAAATAACACTTACTCCATCATCTGATGATTGGCGAAATACAGATTATATAGCCCCACATGTCATTCATCTTGGCAGTGTATTGAATACAGATAACGCGCAATTATGGGATGAATGGGAATGGAATTGGGGCGGAACAGATATTAATGATCTTCAAATAGGAGATGCTACAAATTCAAATACCGGCGAAACAAAACGGGAAGTTGGCGCATATAGTTATACGCACCACTGGACGGTACGATCTGGTTGGCTAAAAACTTCTAAAAGACATTACAAAAGAACAGAAACTGGAGATTACATTACTACAGGTACAGTAGTAAATAAAGTTGTATCCAGCGAAACTATAACAGAAATTATAGGTGATAGACAAATATCATTTCACCACATACCTTTTCAAAGATCGAAGTTAGTGTATTTTGAAGCAAGAGGCTTACAACCAAATACACAAATGTTTGCTTTCTATGATGGCGTTGATGTAAAAGATTGGGTAAAACAAGAGGCTGTGGTGGAGCATAATTTAACCAAACAAACTGAATATGGAAATTTGCATAAAGATGCATTATCGCACCCATTTGGATCTTCAACTCTTGTAACTGATGCACACGGAACATTACAAGGTTCATTTTTTATTCCGTCAACAGATACACTTAAATTTCCCACTGGCGCAACAGAATTTAGATTGTTAGATATTACCGTTGATAATGTAAGGGATGCTGTAAGTGTTGCGTCTGCAATATATGCAACAACTGGGACCTTGTTTATTAGGCAAGAAGATATTGAATCAACTCGCGTATTAAACGTTGAAGGTGATATAACAAACGTA